GTGCCATTGGTCCACGCGCCCAAGGTGGTGTTGTAGATCAGCGCGTCGCCGCTGCTCGGGCTGGCCGCCAGCCGCACGTTGGTCAGGTCTTGCAGGTTGCTGATGACGCGATAAGCCGCGCCCGTCACGACGATGCACGCGAGGCCCAGCGCGAGGCCGGTTGTGAAACGGTTTTTCATGGCGCGGGATCCCAGACGATCACCACGCCATCGCCCGCCGTGCCCACGTCGAGATAGATGTCGTAGAGGTCATACCAGGCGTTGACCGGGGCCGCGAGCACCACCGCGCCCCCGGCGGGCACCTCGATGGCCTGCGTGTTGTTGGTCGAGTTCACGCCGAGATACACGCTCGACGTGTTGTTCGTCCGCGCGTGCAGCTTCCCGTAGAAGGTCGCGCTCTTGAACAGGTTGCCCCGAGCGGCCACCAACCGGACGGGAACCGCCGGGTCGCTGTTGGTCTTGGTCGTCTCGCGGAACGGGCGCAGCCCGTCGGCAAAGACGGCCAGCGTGACAAACAGGAGCGAGAGCAGCAGGCCGAGGCGAAGCTTGGTCTTCATGTCAGTAGCTCCCCCCTTCTTCCTCCGCCGCGCGCGTGCGCAGGGCGGCCTCGTCGGAGGCCAGAACTTCGTCTTCGGAAGGCGCGGCCACGGGGGCCATCGGCTCGCCGTTGGCGGTGGTGAAGCGGACAATCGCCTGCCCGTTCTCGGCCCGCACAAACTTGCCCTCCAGTTGCACGGCCACGGCGTCGCCCGCCTCGGGCTGCGTCTCCGCGTCGTCCTCGCCCTGCGCGGTCAGCGCGGCCAGCGGCACGGCATACTCGACGCCCGGCTCGGGCGGTTTCGGTTCGGCCAGGTCGGCATCCGCCGCCATCTCGGCCATCATCGTTGCTTCGTCATTCATAAATTGGTTGGGGGAAGGCCCGGCGGGGTGCTCGCCCCGCCGGGCGGTTCGTCACTCACTCACCACTTCAAGGGCTTCGCTTCCGGTTCGGGCTTGCGCTCCGCGTCGGCTTCCAGCGCCGCCTTCGCGGCCGTCAGCTTCCGCACGGCGGTCTGGAGTTCCAGCGTGGGCGGGTGCGCCTTGCACAGCGTCACCAGCTCGTCCACGCGCTTGGCCAGCGCCTTGTGCGGGGCGGCCACAGCCGGGGCCGGCGCGCCGGGCGCGGGCGCGGGCGGCTTCGCGGCGGCTTCCTTGGCCGCCTGCCGGTCGGCGAGCCGGGCCGCCTTCGCGGCGGCTTCCTCCGGCGTGCGCTGTTTGGGCGCGGGCGGCGAGTCGGGGGCCGGCACGGGGGCCGGCGTTTCGGGTTCAGTTGGCTTTGCCATATTTTTGCTTGGTTGGCCCGGCGGCGGCAGGGTCGCCACCGCCGCCGGGCGGGAACGGCTTTAGCGTCTCAGGTAGAAGCCGCTCACGGTGTTCAGGGTTGGGGTGTTCGCGCCCGTCAGGTTCACCAGGATGGGTTTGCCCCGGTTCGCCGTGAACAGATACGAGCCGTTGCCGCCGCGCTGGATGCCGGCGGTGTTCGTCACGCCGCTGGCGGTCGCGGCCGTGGTCATCAGCCAGACGACATCCCCGGCGACCGCTGCCGTGCCAATGGCGGCGGTCGTGGTGATGTTCGTCGCGCTGGCCGTGCTCACCACCAGCCGCTCGTAGGTGTCCGTGGCGACGTGCTGGAGGATGATGGTGTTGCCCGCCGAGTAGGCCGACCCCACGCAGGTCAGGTTGGTGCCCGGACTCGCCGCCGTGGCGGCGCTCAGGACTGTGGGCGAACTGGCCGTGCGAAAGGTCAGGACGCTCGGGCTGGTGTCGCCCGTGGCGTCCAGGTATTGCACGATGGGATCGCCGATGCCGATGGGCACGATGTAGTGCGCATTGGTCGTGCTGATGGCCGTGCCGCTGCCGGCAAAGACATAGCGCGGCTCCGCCGCACCCGAGTTGAAGGCGGTGACGAGAAGCGCCAGCGCCGCGAGGAGGTTCAGGATGGTTTTCATTTTGGTCTGTGGTCTCATGTCTGATGTCTCTGGTCAGGGTTCACAGGTCGTAGGTGGACTTGCACCGGATGTTCACCACGTTGGGCACGTCCCCGCTGAGGTTGGTCTTCATCAGCTTTGCGGTGTAGAACGACTTCCAGCCGAGGACGCAGAACTGATTGAGCGGATCGGACTTGTCCGGCTTGTTGTTCACGATGATGCTCGGCTTGGTGGGATTCCCCGCCCCGGTCAGCTTGGGCACCCCGAAGGCCGCCCGGCCGAACACGAAGTTGGAATACACCTCGCCCGCCGCCGCGTTGGTGCCATACACGTTCTCGCGGAACGGGTTGGTGCCCTCGACGACCCGGCAGCCGTGCATGAGGTATTCCTCGCCCATGTTGTAGAGCTTGCCGGTGTTGACGCGCGTGGCGGCTTCGAGCCAGTTCTTGTCCTGCCGGAGGTCCATCATCACCTGCGGCGCTACCACGGCCACGCACCCGCCGCCGATGAGCGGCACCAGGTTCGCCTTGATGGTCGTGATGGCCTTCAACAGCTCGTAGGCGGTCATCTTCACGTCCGCCGCCGACGCCGCCTTGAGGGTGGCGAAGTCGTCGTCCGAGTCGCCCGTGTAAGGCGTGTTCGCGAACTGCTCGAACTTGCTGTTGATGTCCTCCATGCCGGAGATGATGGCGTTGCGGATCGTGTCGTCCAGCTTCAGCGCCGCGTCCTCGCCCAGCGTCTCGATGAACTGGGAAACCCAGTCCACGATGGCCGTCCATTTCACGATGTCGCTCACCTTCGCGGCCTCGCCGATCTGCGCGAGCGTCGCGTCCACGTAGCCCGTGGCGACCTCGGTGAACGTGTTGATGGCCGTGCCTTCCGTGAGGGACTGCACCTGCGCGCTGTCCGCGATGCGCTTCTTGAAGCAGCGGATCGTGTAGTTGCCGTGGTTCATCGCGATGTCCGCCTCATGCCGCACGCCGGCCAGGCCGGCGAGCTTGAGGTTGTGCTCGCGGTGCTTCAGCAGCTTCTTCGAGAAGAGCGTCTGAAACATGTCCGGCATCGAGGCCGGGTTCGTTGTCGTGGTCGTTGCCATTTGCTGCTTTCCGGGTCAGTTCAGCCAAGGGTGCGCGCTGCCGAGCGGATCACGTCTTCCTGTTCCTGCTCGCTCATCTCCTCGAAGCGTTTGGGCTTCGTGGGGCCGGGCGGCAGTCCGCCGCCGCTCACGCTCACCAGCCGTTCCAACTCCTGATTTCTGGCCTTCAATCCCGCCAGTTCCTGCTCCAGTTCCGGCACACGCGAGGACACCTTTTGCAGCCCGTCCCGTTCCGCTTTCAGCTTGAGCACGTTGGCGATCATCCTCGGCCCGTCCGGCAGGGTCATCACCGGATGCGTCGCGCCGTGCTGCTCCAGCCACTGTTTCATCGTGGCGTTGAGCGGGTGGGTGGCGTCGAACATCTCCGGGATTTCCCTGCGGGTCGCTTCCCAGCTCTTGCGCTGGTCGGCTTCCAACGCCTGCCGCTGCGCGGTGGGCGTCACGACCTTGGGCGGGTTCTCGCGCAGCCGTTTGGCCTCGGCGCGGCAGTCCTCCGCCGCCTCCAGCTTGCCGGTCTGCTCGTAGTAGGCCGCCGCTCGCTCGTATTCCTCGGGCGTGTGGGTCGGGGTTTGCTGCTGGGCCAGCTTCGACTCCCACTCCTGCCGCTCGCGGGCAAACTGCTCCGCGCGCTGCTTGAGTTCGGCGTCCTGCTTGTCCAGATCCGCCTTGCGCTCGTTCACGCTTTTCCAAGTGCGCTCCAGGCGCGCTTGGTTCTTCGCGAACTTGCTCAGGGGCTTGCCCGTCGCGTCCACGTCCTCGGCCTTCGGCGCTTCCTCGGCCGGCTTCGGCTTGGGGTTCAGCGGGTCGGCTGCTGCTTGCTGCTTGGTGTCATCGCCTGTGCCGGTCTGGTCGCCGGGGGCGGGTTCTGGGGCCGGGTTTTCTTCCGGTGGCTCGTCCGACAGCGCGGTGGGCTGGAATTCCGCTTCTGCTTCAGCCTGCACCAAGTCGGGGTCTTCCTCCGCCAGGGCTTGCAACTGCGATTCCATCGCAGCCAGCTCGGCGGGGCTTACCCCGTCGGTGCTCAATGTCGGTTCCGGTTCGAGTGTTGCGGGCATAGCGTCAACGGCTAGGGCGTCATGCGGTCAGCGAATCGGTGCTGCGCGCCCGGCAGCACAAACTCGGATTCCCCCGTGGATTGCGGAGCCGGGGGTGGCTCCGAAAGTGACTGCGTGAAGGCCAGCGCCGAGCGCCAGCCGCTCGCCCGACCGCGCTCAAAGTCGGCGCACACCGGTTTGTTGCACGCTTCCGCCTCGCGCTGGCGCAGCGAGATGCGCAGGCACGCCAGCCACCGCTGGCCCGTGCCCGTCTTGAGAAACGCCTGCAAGTGCTCGGCATCACCCGGCGACCACTCATCCGGCGACAGGTCTTCCGTGGCCGGGCAGCAGTCGAGGAACAGCCGCCAGCGGTGCAGGATGGATTTGAGCTGGCGGATCACATCGCACCTCCCGCCAGCGCCGGCTGCGTCTGTGGTCCGAGGTCTGCGGTCTGCGGTCCCGCTCCCATCCCCACCACGTTGTCCGGTTCCGCCAGCGCCATGCGCGCCTGCGCAAACTGCCTCGCCAACGTCGGGTTCTGCTGGGCCAGCAGTTCCTCATGCTGCTGGATGTGCTCCTGAAAGCGTTGCAGCACCAGCGCGTCCACGAGCCGTCCCTGCGCGTCCATCTGTTGCAGCTTCCCGTAGAGGATGCGCAGGCGCAGCTCGTGGTTCTCGGTGGGCAGCGCCAGCGCCGGCCAGCCTTCCATGAGCAGCAGGATTTCCACGGCCTCGTCCTCAGCCTCCTGCATGTCTTTCCGCCCCTGCGGCACGAGCAGCCGCGCGGTCAACCTCGCGTCCTCGGCATTCAAAACGTCGCGCCGCAGTTCCTCCTGGTCGATCATGGGGTCTCCGTTGAAGGCGTTAAACCGCTGCCCAGCGTCCTGCTTGCGCTGGCTGCGGTTCCACGCGTCCACCGCGCCCGCCGGCTCGATCTCGAACTGGTCGCTTAACGCATCCTGCGGCAGCACGTTGATGTCCTGCCCCACGTAGTAGGTGATCGCCTCGGCCTGATGCTTCACGAACAAGGCCCACATGCGCCAGAGGCAGTCCTTCAGCCCAAGCCGGAAGACAAACCCCCGCATGTTCAGCTCGCTGCTGGTCAGGCTCGCCTGATAGCTCACCTGCCGCGCCGTCGGCTTTTCGCCGCCGCTCTTCTGCGTCGGATCCGCGTTCACGCCCGCGCTGGGCAGCTTGATGTAGTCCTGCGCCACCGCGCGCGTCAGGCTCATGTCCTGGTCGAAGTTCTTGGGCAGTTCCGGCATCGGGTTGGGCTTCACGCCCTTGGGCAGCACCTCGCCCGGCTGGAAGCTCACGTTCAACGTGTTGCCCGGCAGCTCGTCCTCCCGGCTGAACGTCGGCTTGCCCACGAAGGCCAGCGCGTCGAGCTTCATGTTCCACTGTTTGCACAGCGCCACCTCGAACGGCCCCAGCCGCTCCGCCAGTCCGCGGGGCGCATACCAGCCCTCGTCCTTGATCTCGCACACCAGGCCCACGAAGGGCTGCCACGGCTTGCCGCGCCACTTCTCGCCGCACTGCCGGGGCGGGCGCAGGTCAACCGCCGGCTCGTAGGGCGAATACTCGCGGATGAGCCACCCGGCCGCCGTCCGTTCCCACCGTTCCCAGATGATGATGGTGTCCTTGTCCTTGGTGTCGGTCAGGCCCTCGCGCGACAGCTTCTCCTCCTCGTTGGCGTTGCCCGCTTCTTCGTCCCGCGCGCCGCCGCGAATCTTCGCAATCAACTCGTCGGCCTGCCGATAGACCTTGCTCCGCCGATACTGGCCGATGCTCAACTGCTTAACGTGAACAAACCAGTCGTCCTCATCCGGCCCCACGGCCTTCGTCGGCACGATGAAATAAAGCGGGTCAACCACCTCGACGACGACCTTCTTCTCGTCGGCATCCCAGTAGAACTTGAGGATTCCCCGCTGCCGCATGAGCATCGTGTCCACCGCGCTCAGGCACTTCGCGAAGAAGTCGGTGCGGTGCTTCACCAGCCAGTCAAAGGCCGCCCGCGCCGAATCCCGGAACGCCGCCAGCTCTTTCCGCAGCGCCGTGAACTCCGCGACATACTGGTCGGCCGTGAGCTGGTTCACGTAGAACGGCTTGAATGATTCAATCGCCCCGTCCACCAGCGGATAGTGCATGTCCGCCTGCCACGCCGCGCGGTTGCCCCGCCGCAGCCCCTCGTGCCGCATCGCGTAGAAAAGCCGCTGCTTGTCCTCCCAGTCGGCCCGTGTCGCCAGCGCTTCGAGGATGGTCTGGTGCAGGTTCTCGCTCACACGCCACCCCCCATCCCCATGCTTGCCAAAATGGATTCGTCCACCTGCACGCCGCTGGCGCGGTGTTCCGGTTCGAGCATGAGCTTGGTGCCGGGAATCCGCTCCGTCTGCTCCGCAAAGTTCAGCGACCGCGTGAGCCGGCCCGGCATGAGGCAGCCCAGCAGCGCGTCCGCGCGGTCGGGGCTGGGCAGGCCGCGCTTGAGCAGGTCGTCCTTGCTCTCGATGCGCTTCAGCAGCTCGCTGCTCCGATGCCATTTGCGCGTGGTGAGCTGCGCCTGAAGCTCCGCGTCGCGCTCGACGATGACTTCCCGGTTGCGCAGCTTCGTCGCCCCCTCAATCCACACCTCCGAAATCAGGTTGAAATAGCTGCCGTCGTAGCGCGCCTTGGCCCCGCCGTGAAACTCATTCACGGGCCAACGGTGCTTGCGCAGCGTCGGGATGATGACCGCCCCCGGCCCGTCCGCATCCGCGTCAATCTCCTCCGCCTTGAAGCCCCAGCGGTCCTGCGCCTGGTTCAGCTCCTCGACGAGATGCCCCACCACGTCCGACGGGTCGCCCCGCCACGTCTTCTGTAGCCACGCCTTGTTCCCGACGCGCAACGCCAGCACGGTCTCCGCGCGACCACCAGCCGCGAAGTCAATGAAGCCCATCCGGTCCCCCGGCCGGGGCGCGGGCGGGTTCTCAAAACACCGCTCCAAGTCTCGCAGGCTCAGGATGCTGCCCTCGACATCGTGGTAGAACGCCCCGAACACGCGGGAGAGCACAAACGGATGCTTGCAGCGCGCCTCGATGCGCGCCCAGTTCGGCGCGTCCAGATTCTCGCCGGCCAACGCCGCCGCATCATACTTCTCGATGGTGCGCAGGATGGCCTCCCGCTTGATGTGAAGACAATCCGGTTGGGTCAACCGATGCTGCCGGTAGAGATGCGCGAGCTGCGTGCAGTTGCGATAGAAGAACCCTTCCGGCCCTAGCGGGCTGCCGGTCACCAGCACCCGCTGCGGATTGCAGCGATCCTCGATGGCGAACGCCACGGTGTCATCCACGCCGGCCGCCTCGTCAATGATGCCCAAGAGCGGCGCGGTCGGCTCGCCGTGAAAGCCTTGCGCGGTGCGGTCATCATTGGCGGAGAACCCGGTGTAAGCCGGCACCCCCTTCACCATGATGGTCGAGGCGTTGAAGACCCAATCACGCGGGAACCTGAAAGCGTGCGCCTTCAGGTTGGGAATG